GAAAGTGTAGGATACATATCCAGAAAAAGGCACACACATTGTACAAATGCTTTCGTTAGAAAAAGGCACATTCTTTGATGGCATAGTAGAAACTGTGGGAGAGTTTGATCCTAAAAAACTTAAAATTCAATACAGCGAAACTACCAATGGAGAAGACATAGTACGTGGTATTACTTACGACGGTAAAGATGTAGATAACAACGGTGGTGATACTAACGGAAAAGGGTTTTCGGCGGATGTATGGACACAGGAGTATTAATGACTGTTAAAGATAAAATTAATGAACGCATGGATAAACTACAGGCATGGATGGAATCAAACTATCATTTAGAACATCCTGAAGAAGTAGAAGAACATATTCAAAGTGTAAGCAAGTTTTGGAGTGCTTTGTCAGAAGAAGATAGAGATTATATACAAGGTGCTCGTTTTGCTATTGAATCTAAAATGGAATGGAACGTATGACCGACACACTAGAAAAAGCACAAGCAGAAGGTAGAGCACCTTGGACTAATGTTACATTTGATACCAAAGAGTTTGTTGTATACGAAGACATTTATCCTGTAACTCCCGGACATACGTTAGTTGTGCCAAAAGAGAACACAGTAGAAAATATACAAAAGTGTTTTAAGTTTGCCCAGGAAATGGGTAACATGAACATTGAAGCAGAAACTAATCCAATTACAGGATACAACATTGGAATCAATATGGGTGCTAGTTCTGGACAAACAGTTATGTATCCACACGTACATTTAATTTTTAGACGTGACGGTGATATGGAAGATCCTAGAGGAGGTGTTCGTGGAGTTATCCCAGAAAAACAAAAGTATTCCAAAAAAGATGTATCACAAATGGAAATGTTTGAGGAATCTGTTGGATGTTAATGGTTGACAAAAACCTAAATAAACACTATAATGTATAATAGGAGTTGTAAATGAAACTAAGATATTCAGAAGCATTTTATAGTGTGCAAGGTGAAGGACGATTTGTAGGCGTGCCTTCCGTGTTCTTGCGTACATTTGGCTGTAACTTTAGATGTATGAACTTTGGTTTGGACAAGCATCCAAATAGAGCAGAGAAACTAGAGCAAGGAATTAAGTATAATCCCGAAGTTAAAAAATTACTAGATGAGGGGATTTTAGACAAGGTAAATAGATTTGAGGACTTGCCTATCGTACACACAGGCTGTGATACATATGCAAGTATCTATCCAGAATTTAAGAAGTATATGAAAGACCATACAGTTGACGAAGTAGTTGATTATGTATTGAGTCTTACTCCACAACGAAAGTGGACAATGGATAACGGACAAGATGTTCATTTTATACTCACAGGCGGAGAGCCCTTGCTAGGGTGGCAACGCCTTTATATGGATCTATTTGAACACCCTGGCATGGGAGACTTAAAAAATGTTACATTTGAAACAAATACAACACAATCTCTTAGAGATGATTTCAGAGAGTGGCTCAACAACGAAAGAGCATTTCATATCACTTGGTCGTGCAGTCCAAAACTTTCCGTTAGCGGAGAGCCTTGGGATACTGCTATCAAGCCTGATATTGCTAGGCAGTATTATGATGTACCTAATAGTAGTATGTATTTCAAGTTTGTTGTGGCTACCGAAGAAGATGTGGACGAAGTTACAAGAGCAGTCGAGCAATACAGGGCAGAAGGAATCGATGTTCCAGTCTATGTTATGCCGCTTGGGGGTAGGTCAGAAGAATACAAACTCAATACCAGAGGAGTCGCAACATTGGCAATGGAGCGAGGCTGGAGGTATACACCCAGACTACACGTCGACATCTTCGGCAACGCTTGGGGAACTTGATAAAGAACCACTAGATGAAAAAGCAAGAAAGGCAGGACTATAATGTTAGATAAACTTAAAAAAATGTTTAATAAAAATCATATACCTGCTTCTGTATCTAAAGAAAAAACAACCGATGCAAAAGCAGAGGCAACTAAAAAGAAACAACCGTATGTAACAGTTCTTAATGTAGAAATGAAAGATAATAATCCACGTAACGGTTTCTTTGAACTTGACTGGAATGAATATTTTATTAAAGAACTTAGAGTAAATGGATATAACGGTGACAGTGAAGAAGAAATTGTAGACGCATGGTTTAAAGAACTTTGCGGTAATGTTGCAAAAGATCAAGGCGTAGCAACAGCAGAAAATCCTATGGGTGCAGGCTATGTTAACGTAAAACCTTTAGGAGATAACAAGTCGGAGGTAAGTTAATGAATACAGCCGTTAAAAAGAAAACTGAAAAATACAAAAAAGAAGACTGGCAAGCATTAGCAGACTGTATTAGATCAGATCAATTAAGTGCTAAACAAGTACACGAAACAATGATCTTCAATCCAGAATTTGCTAAATGGTATAGAATGAAATATTTAGGTAGAAAATAATGACATATATTCTTGTAGACACAGCAAATACATTTTTTCGTGCTAGACATGCCGTAAGAGGCGATGCTGACATAAAGATTGGTATGGCATTGCATACTACTTTACAAAGTATTCGCAAAGCCTGGCAAGATTTTAATGGTGCTCACGTAGTATTCTGTTTAGAAGGTCGTAGTTGGCGTAAGGACTTTTACGAACCCTACAAACGTAACAGACAAGATGCTAGAGATGCACTTACTGTTTCACAACAAGAAGAAGAAAAAGTTTTTTGGGAAACATTTGATGACTTTAAAGACTTTTTAATTAATAAAACTAACTGTACAGTGTTACAACATCCACAATTAGAAGCAGATGATCTTATTGCTGGTTGGATACAAGCACATCCTAAAGACAATCATGTTATTATTAGCACGGATGGTGACTTTGCACAACTTGTCGCACCTAATGTTAAACAATATAATGGTGTGCAAAAGGTTACTATTACACACGAAGGTTACTTTGACGAAAAAGGTAAATCTGTTGTGGACAAAAAGACAAAAGAAGTTAAACCTGCACCAGACCCACAATGGTTATTGTTTGAAAAATGTATGCGTGGTGATACTAGCGATAATGTGTTCAGTGCATATCCGGGTGTACGTAAAAAAGGTACAAAGAATAAGGTTGGATTAATGGAAGCATATGAAGATAGAAAAACTAAAGGCTTCAATTGGAACAATCTTATGTTACAACGTTGGACTGATCATCTAGGTGAAGAACATCGTGTGCTAGATGATTATACACGTAATGTTACACTTTGTGATTTAACAGCACAACCACCAGAAATAAAAGAACTAATCGGTGCAACTATTGCCGAAGGCATTGGAGCACAAAAAAATATTTCCCAAGTAGGTGTTCGTTTAGTAAAATTTGCAAGCAGTTACGAACTTAATAAAGTTACAGAACAAGCAGATTCGTTTGCTAAACCGTTAAATGCAAGATATGGAGGAGCATATGCAAGCCAAGCAACTGGTACCTAATAAATTTTGGATCATTCAAGATCATGGACGTAAGGTAGGAACTCTAGCAAAAGAAAAAGAGGGATTCCTTCTTGTTACTCCGAGAGACAAAATTCGTTTTGAAAGTGTAGAAAAAGTTTATGAAACATTTGGTCAAGACTTCTTTGAACAAACTGTAAAAAAGAAAACTAAAGATTCTAAAGTATTAGAAGTGCATGGTTATCCTACAAGTACATCTGCGTATAATCCTTTACTAGATGTACAAAACAATTTGCCTTTATACAGCAAAAGTAGAAAATCAAAAAGTTTGTACTGTGCAGGTTACTATACAATACGTTTTGCAAAAGGATGGGTAAAGAGTTTCTGTCCTAAACTTATTACACTACAAAGGTATGAATATAAAGGACCTTTTACAACAGAACTAGAAATGCGTCAGGTTTTAGCAAATGTCTCGAAATCCAATTAATACTATACCAATAGAAAACTTTTTACAGGCCGCTAAAATTGCAGGTAAAACACAACAACGTGAACTTAAACTAGATGCTAAACAGTATAAAGACCTAGCAGATAGTATTAGTATGGTGCTTGCAAGACTTGTAGAACTGCAAGATACACGCCTACAACAGCCACAAGAGGTTAGTGTAGATGTACAAATGGACGGCGGAAACTTCTAAATTTTCGATAAATAAGTACGTAGTTAACTTAAAGGAATTACGTACAATGAGTAGACCTAAACCCAATGTTCTTTTAGATTTTACTGATAAGAACACTTATAGAAAAGAAGAAGTACTAGATGCCGAAGCCATCTGGGCAGTTTTCTATCAAGGTAAACCCTTTAATCTAAAAAGTTCAAATTCAATTTCACCAACACCAGGACCTAAATATAAGAAAACAAGTTTTAGCAATCCAGGTCATGCTCTTAATCTAGCAAAGAAACTTAATCTTACATTTAAGACAACCGAGTTTGAAGTATATAAGTTAACTAGCGGCGAAAAAATTTCCTAATGGATATTAAAGAAGCGTACACAAAAACATTTATGATTTCAGCAGGAGAAACAGATACTTCTGAAACTGAAATCAAAAAGAACTATATGCTTTGGTGGCAAAACACAAGAGCAAAAGGTGACAGTGGCCTTCGGCTAACCAAAGATGGTTTCGATTATGCAATAGAACGTGCAGATCTACAAACCTACGAAATTAAATTTCCCAATGAAATTAAGTTTACTCCTCAGGTATTCCTTTATCTAGACAACTTTATTGATTGTCCGTATTACGTTACAAAGAAAAGAATCTATGTTTTCAGCGAAAAAATGGGTCTACAACTAATGATGTTCGCTGGAGATATCAAACAATACGGTCTTGCCCGTGCTATGGCACAAGAACTAGAAGATTAATCGGTCATTTTGGATAGAATTTTATCCAAAATATAGGAAAAACCGCTTGACATTTTGCTTTGCGATGCTATACTATAGATATAGTTAGAAACAAAGGAGCATAGCAACATGGCACAATCAACTGAAGCACGTACAGTTACACCAAACGAAGCAAAGGCGGCTGTACAACACGCAATGAAACTGAAGCGACCTATCTTTATGTGGGGTCCTCCAGGCATTGGTAAGTCTGACATCATGGGTCAGATTACAAACTCACTTAAAAACGCACATCTTATTGACGTTCGTTTGTCACTGTGGGAACCTACAGACATTAAAGGTATCCCTTATTATGCGGCAAATGACAATGTAATGGCTTGGGCACCTCCAAGTGAACTTCCAGACGAAAAGTTTGCAAAACAATATGATACTATTGTATTGTTTTTGGACGAACTTAATTCTGCCGCACCAGCAGTACAGGCGGCGGCTTATCAACTTATTCTAAATCGTAAGGTTGGTACATACAAACTTCCAGACAATGTTGTTATTGTCGCGGCAGGTAACCGTGAAACTGATAAGGGCGTAACTTATCGTATGCCGGCACCACTTGCCAATCGTTTTGTACACCTTGAACTCCGTGTTGACTTTGAAGATTGGTTGACATGGGCAACCGAAAACAGAATTCACGCAGATGTGGTTGGTTACTTGACTTTCTCTAAACAGGATCTATACGATTTTGATCCTAAGTCAAGTTCACGTGCATTTGCTACTCCACGTTCATGGAGTTTCGTGAGCGAACTTCTCGACGATGCATTGCCTGAGTCTACACTTACAGACTTGGTTGCAGGTAGCGTCGGCGAAGGCTTGGCAGTTAAATTTGCGGCACACCGTAGGGTTGCGGCGAAACTGCCGAATCCAACAGACATACTTAATGGCAAGGTTAAGAGTATGGAGACGAAAGAAATTTCGGCAATGTATTCACTAACTGTAAGTATGTGCTATGAACTTCAAGAAGCGTTCAAACGCAAGGAGAAGGGTTGGAACTCAATGGCAGACAACTTCTTTGGTTTTATGATGGATAATTTTGAAACTGAACTAGTTGTAATGGGTACGCGAGTTGCTATCGCTACTTATAAACTGCCATTT